CCGGTACTGTCACTATAACGGCAAAACTAGTAAACCACGGCAAGTACGTAGATATTACTGACGGTGTGTTTCCTGCACCTACTGTAAATACCTTCGCTAGCTTCCTAGCAAACGTTGAAATGGTTAAAGCTGTACCAGCGGGCATCACAACTGCTACTCACTATCAGTTAGTGGTTACACAGAATTCATAAGGAATGGCTACTTCTACAATAATAGGAAAAAATTAAGATGGCCTATAGCTTAGGAACTACAGAGAAATGACAATTACTGAATACATTAAAAGCTTACGCACCCGAGGTCAGGATTCTCATGGTGCTGGATGGTTCGGTGCTCCTAGGAGTCACAGAATACACAACGGTGTGGACCTTATTGTCGAGACAGGGGCACAGGTCAAGAGTTTCACTCTTGGCAAGGTAACTAAGATTGGCTATCCTTATAGTCCAGCAGACCCAGTGAAGGGTCATCTTAGGTACGTTGAAATCTGCTTCGACGGAACTGCGTTCCGTTATTTCTATATTTCACCACTAGTTAAGGTAGGTGATAATATAACGCCTGGCATGTCTATCGGGTATAGTCAAGACCTTACCGCAATATACCCAGGAATTACACAACATTTCCACTTTGAAATACGTGAGCCAGACGGATCCTACGTAGACCCATCGATGAGCTTTCCAGATTTAGGGACAGACACCCTAGCACCAGAATAAAGGAACAACATGACAGAACTAATACCCGTAACCGAAGGAGTTGTTGAGCTTGAGAGAATCTCTCCGGAGGGCCTCGAAGTGGCTAACTCTTACCTCGTTACTAACAATCTTTCGGCAACCGCTAGGGAATTAGGGCTGCCACAACATATGGTCTGTGACCAGTTAGAGAGCCCTTTAGTGAAACAGTACATCAACGCTGTCTTCATGGATTCCGGCTACCGCAACCGTAATACATTAGCTAGTACGCTAGATAATATCATCACACAAAAACTAGAAGAGATGAACGAAGCGGAAGTCTCATCGTCTAAAGACATATCCGAATTGCTTGCCTTAGCTCATAAGATGCGTATGGAAGAGCTAAGAATGCAAGTAGAATCCATGAAAGCAGAAGCCCAGTTGATCAAAGCTAAACAGCCGGCCAGCCAAGGCACAACAGTAAATATCCAAAACAATGGTTTGGACGGAAGCAAATATGGTCAACTAATGGGACAACTATTAGGACTTGATAATGCAGAAAAGAAGAGCTGAAGAAACAACCTATTTAAAAGGAATGGATAGAAGCATAGAGAAGATCTCCTTCCACTCAAAGGACCTACCTAGCGTGTACCCCAAGAATGGAGTACAAAGGTATGCCATGCAGGAATATATGTGTGGGCAGCACTTGTCATTATTTGGCTGTGCAGGAACGGGAAAGACTTTTCTAGCATTGTACTTAGCGCTTAGAGATGTACTCGACAAAGATTCAGAGGTTGAGCAAATTATTATAGTAAGGTCCGCTGTACCTGTGAGAGACATTGGTTTCTTACCTGGAACAGAAGAAGAAAAGACGGAAGTATATGAACAGCCCTACAGAGCGATCTGTGACGAGTTGTTTCCGTTTAAGAAATCATATAACAGTTTGAAAAGGCTCGGAAAAATTAGGTTTATTACTACATCATACATTAGAGGGTTAACCTTTAATAACGCAGTGATAGTAGTAGATGAGTGCCAATCGTTAACAGCGCACGAACTAGATTCAATCGTTACCAGAATTGGTATGGACTCCAAACTAATTATTTGTGGAGATGGAGACCAGACTGACCTAGTTAAGTCTAGAGATAGAAGCGGCTTTCACCAGTTCGTTAAAATCTTAGAGTCTATTAACAGTTTCAGTATAATCGGATTTACCGAAAGAGAAATAGTACGCTCCGGCTTTGTACGTGACTACATTGTAGCCAGAAATAGGTTGGGGCTTGATATCTAAGGAGGATATCTAGTGTCACACCCAAAACTACCTACAGTAGGAAGTCCAGTACCACTGGCTTCCTCTTTTGAGACTAGCCTAGACGGTAACATCGGCCTAGGCACCTACCTGCAAGATCAAACGACTCCGATACTATCTGTACCATTTTTGTTTCGTAAAAGTACTGCTACCTTAGCTGCTAACACAGTAGTTGACTCCCGTACAGTAGATGTGACAGGACATACTATTATAGTTGGCGATACAATTGAATTGACCAACACTGTAACGTTCATGAAAGCTAAGGTACTCTCTATAACACTCGATGGTGGTGGGGCGGGAGTCGACAGGCTTACACTTGATGTTCTAGTTAACCACATTTACATTACCACTGGCACTAGCATAACAGTTGGTACAGAAAACCTACTAGTTGACGGATCTGTTACACCGGTGATATTCTCCGTTTCTCCAGAAGCAGGACAAGCAGGGGATTTTACAGCAATATACTTTGCTTGGCAGTCCGCTGCGGTTATGGATTTCTCTACCTTTGGTGGTAGGACTAATCTGACCAACGGGATACTACTACGAACTAAGGATAGGTTCGGAGAGTATAGAAACGTTGCTAGCTTTAAGAGCAACGAGGAAGTCATTAGGCATACCCGTTTCTATGGGTTTTTAGACCCTAAAGGTGGAAACACTAATTATGCCTTCACAGCTGATATTGTGTTCTCTGGACAAGATAATAGAGGTGTGGTTTTAAGAGTTAATGGTAACTTTAACGAAGAGATACAATTAGTCGTACAAGATGACTTAACTACGGGAAATGCCAGTTTTCGAGTCCTAGCACATGGGCATGAATTACAGACAGCACCTAACCAATAAGAAGAAATTATGTTAACAGTAAGCAGACCTGACGTTGAGACGGATTTCCTACAGGAGTTCCCTGTTGACGAACGTTTCATAAAACTCTCAGTAAAAAACTATATGGATTTACTGGGTATCGAAGCTATTAGACCGCAAATAGCACTAATAAATGCTATCAACAATCCTAAGTATCGTTTTGTAACTGCATGTCTATCTAGACGTACAGGAAAAACGTATATAGGAAATATACTAGCGCAGTTAATAGCTTTGGTACCTGGATGTAATATCCTACTAATGTCCCCAAACTATTCACTTACTACTATCTCATGGGAACTACAGCGTCAGCTTATAGCCAAGTTTGATTTAGAAGTAACAAAGAACAACCAGAAAGATAAGGTAATTGTACTAAGTAATGATAGTTCTATTAGAATGGGTTCTGTATCGCAGGCCGACTCAGTAGTTGGTAGATCGTACGATTTTATTCTGTTTGACGAAGCGGCACTATCTGATGAGGGTAAGGACGCGTTCAACATCCAATTGCGACCGACCTTGGACAAACTTAACTCCAAGGCTATATTTATATCTACCCCACGTGGTATGCACAACTACTTCCACGAGTTCTATCAGCGCGGTTTTAGTAACGATAGAAACTTTGATGATTGGGTGTCAATCCATTCTGATTGGCAAGAGAATCCTAGAGCCAACGCAAGAGATATCGAACAAGCTAGGCTTAGTATGTCAAACGCCGAGTTTAGACAAGAGTACTATGCTGACTTCTCCTCATTCGAGGGACGTATTTGGGACTTGAAAGATTCATGTGTACGCGACCTATCTAATTTAGATACTAGACGTATGGACAAGTTTGCGGGTATTGATATTGGATTTAAAGACCCTACAGCGTTTGTAATCTTCGCGTACGATCCTAAGGAGGATATGTACTACTTACTCAATGAGTTTGAAGATAGTGAAATGAAGACCTCTGAGCAGGCTGCCTTGGTGAAGAAACTTGAGTACCAGTATGAGATTGACATGATGTTCATTGACGCTGCTGCTGCACAGACGCGGCACGATTGGGCTATGGATTATGACATTTCTACTATCGGCGCAAAGAAGTCCGTGCTTGACGGCATAGGTTTCGTAGCTGGCCTTGTAGAGAATGATAAACTTATTGTTGACTCTAGTTGCGTTAAAAGTTTGTATTCTTTTGATCAGTACCAGTGGGATGACAGATCGACCCTAACTAAAGAGAAGCCTATACATAATGCTGCCTGCCACCTTGCAGACGCGATCCGTTACGCTCTATACTCTTATACCGCCGGTTAATTATATTGGGCCTTTGTTCTTTTTAAAACTAAGCTTGACATTTTTGGTATTTTTTAGTATAATGGTTTAAATAAAGTATAATAAAATAAATAGGGACAGGAAGGCACTTAGCAACTTAAGCCTTCCTTGCCAAACACAATAATTAAAAAAGCGGAAGTACGGAGGTAATCGCGTGGCAGAATTGTTAAGAATGCCAGTAAAGTACATCCGAGATCGCATCAAGTCTCAGTACCCTAAGGGAACTGAGTGCCATATCTGCGCTTCCACGCAGACCTTAGAGTTCCATCATTATCACTCAGTAGCTGAGATGTATAAAGTCTGGATTGCTAAGAATAAATTGGTAGTTGAAACTGCCGAAGATATTCTTCTAGTACGTGACCGATTCATCGAAGACCATTGGGATGAAATGATTAATGCTTGTGTTACATTATGCAAAGCGCATCACGCCAAACTGCATCAAGTATACGGTAAGAATCCTAAGCTTAGTACTGCTGAAAAGCAGCCACGTTGGGTGGAAAAACAAAGATTAAAGCACATAGCCTAGGAGAAAGATAGATGGCTTTATTTTCAAGAGATACTCGTACTGCAGAAGATGTGCAGTTTGAGAAAGATTTAGAGAAGTACGGGATGACTAAGCTCAACCCTGCTCAGGAAGAAATAGCGAGCGCTGAAGGTACCTCGGTAGTAACTACTAAACACCCTTACAAGTTCGCGCAAGCGTACAAAGACATAGAAGTAGTACGTCGTGGTGTGGATCTGATTGTTGACAGTGCTAGTGCTATCAAGTATGACGTAAAAGAAAAACTTGGTTTTACTGGACTAGCTGGTTCAATAAAGCAAAAGAAAATTGCTTTATTACTAAATTCAAGACCTAACCCTTATCAAGATATTAACGCTTTTAGATCATCTATCTTCATGGATATGCTCATGGATGGTAACGCTTTTCTGTATTTTGACGGTGAGTTCTTATTTGTACTTCCTGCTTCTAGAGTTGAGATTATACCGCATAAGAAGACTTTTGTAGACTCTTATATGTATGATGGGAAAGTTAAGTATACTTACAACGAAATCATCCACATCAAAGATAACTCGGCATCTTCTATCTATCGTGGTGATTCAAGACTTCGAGCATCAATAAAGAGCATCAATATTTTAAACAGTATGTTAGATTACCAAGAGAACTTCTTCAACAACGGAGCAGTTCCTGGATTGGTTTTAAAAACTAAAGACGTACTTAGTCAAAGAATTAAAGATAGAATGGTAGCTGTATGGACCCAGAAGTACAACCCTAAAAGTGGTGGTCGCAAGCCTGTCATCTTAGACGGTGGACTGGAGTTGGACTCAATCAACCCTGGCAACTTCCAAGAGTTAGATTTTTCTTCTGGTGTAACAACCCATGAAGAAAGAATACTTAAGGCGTTAGGAGTACCTCCAGTACTGCTTAACTCTGGTAACAATGCTAACATATCTCCAAATTTAAAACTGTTCTACAATGTAACAGTTATACCTTTAGTTAATAAGTATGTTGCAGCGCTTGAAGCGTTTTTCACTTATGACATAAAAGAGGATATTTCGGAAGTTAAGGTACTACGTCCGGAATTGAAAGATGAAGCCGCGTACTACTCTGGTTTAGTTAATAATGGTATAATGACTGGCGCAGAGGCTCGAAAGGCTTTACGATTACCAGAATTACCAGATATGCCAGAACTTACTGAAATACGCATACCTGCAAACATTGCCGGAAGCGCTACTGGCGTATCTGGGCAAGAAGGCGGAAAGCCTGCAACCGAAGACGAGGGCGTTTAATGTCAACACAAATGCTAGATGAGCTAGCTGGTTTCTTCAAAGACAAAGATATTTCTATGGAATGTCATGAGTACAGCGCGCATTCAGCCGCACCTTTCTCTAGGCAGGCTATCAGAAAAGAATTCAAGTCTTACGAAGC